AACCCAATAGTCAACAACCCGGAGGTATGGGAAGCCTTGCAGGAACACCTGCACAACCTCAAGACCTTGGACCTACAGGCACTGGCGGTGGCAACATCGGAATCGGAAATGTTCCGGTTGCAGGGGAGAGTGAATTCTCTGGTACGATTGGAGCAGCTTCCGGAACAAGTTAAAGAAGCTTTTAATAGAAAGGAAGAAATATAATGGCAAAAAAAGAAACAACACAAGACTTAACTCAAGATTTTCGTGATCAAATGGAAGCGTTGGGTTTAGATGAACAAGCAAATATTATTTTAAAAAATCCTTTTAATTCTTCTGAAAATAAAGAAGCTAGACAAGATATATTAGGTTCAGTATCAATGGACCCTGATTCTTTAGATATGGTTGTTAGACAAATATCACCTAAAGGAATGTATACAGGGGGTTTATTATCTGATGATATGGAACGAATGCCTTATCAAACTGGAAAATTAGTTGGTGATCTCAATAATGACGGTCAAATGTCTGGCTATGAACAAGCTAGACAAAATGCTATAGAAGAAAACATGAGAGAACAAAAACAAGAAGGCGGAGCTATTGTAGATCAAATGTCTATGTTAATGCCAGATCAACCTCAAGAAGAAATGCTTCCAGAAACTCCTATGGAGTCAGATGAAGAAATGGAAGATAACTATTTAGATTTTATAATTGACGAAGCATTAAGCGAAGAAGAAGAAGATATGCTTATGTCAAAACTAGAACAAGACGAGCAATTATCTATGCTTTTTGATAAAGTAATAGAAGTTGCTTCAGAATTTGCTGGGTCTGGTCCTGTTGAAGGACCGGGTTCAGGAGTCTCTGACAGCATACCCGCAAGGTTATCTGATGGAGAATTTGTCTTTACTGCTAAAGCTGTAGAAGAAATTGGAGCCGACAACTTAATGGCAATGATGAAAGATGCAGAAATGAAAGCAGATGAAAGACAAGGTTTAGCTGAAGGTGGACAACCTGAAGAAGAAGAGATTGTTGTAATGCCGGTTGAACAACCTGCAAGTCAACAAGACATTCGTGTTACTAAAACAACCGTTGGTTCCGAAGCTTCACAGCAAGAAGTCAACGACTTAGTAGACGAAGAAGTCAAAAAGTCTATGCTTAGAGGGAGCAGAAACTTAGGCTAAACAAACTTAACGGTAGGGCTACCTTATGTCATAAGCACCCTATCATTTTTAAACCGAAAGGCTACCTTTGCAAGACAAGCCCTGCACAGTCGACACACGCAGCTACCTTGTTAAATAAAAGCCCCCGTAGGAGAAGAATATGACTACTGAAGTACAAGAGGAAAATGCCAATCCTTACAACCAAAAGAAATCTTGGCACACGGATATAGAAGAAAACTTTGAAGATGCTAATGGTCTTTATTTTGAAAAGCCAAAAGCTAAATCAAAAAAAGTAGAAGCTGTATCTGAAGAACCTGTAGAACAGGAAGCAACTAGGGATGAACCTTACAAGCGACCAGACTACAAGAAACGTTACGATGACTTGAAAAAGCATTATGACTCTAAACTAAATGAATTTAAGTCTAGAGAACAAGAGTTATTAGAAAAGGCTGCTGAAAACAGACCTCAGTATAAAGCTCCTAAATCTCCAGAAGAACTTGAAAAGTTTAGACAAGAGTATCCTGATGTCTACGAAGTTGTAGAAACTGTTTCTCACCTTCAAGCCGAAGAGAAATCTAAGGACCTGAAAGAGAAACTTGAAAGACTGCAACAACGTGAGCAAGAATTGATTCGTAAAGATGCTGAAAAGCGATTGATGGATAAGCATCCTGACTTTGAAGATATTCGCAATAGTGATGATTTTCATAGTTGGGCAAAAGAGCAGCCTAAGTCTATTCAAGATTGGGTATACAACAATGCTGACGATGCTGATCTAGCTTCAAGAGCTTTAGATTTATTTAAACGTGATATTGGTATAGATGTACCTAAGAAGTCAAATTCTCAAAAGTCCAGAAAGTCTGCTGCTGATATGGTCTCAACTAAAACAACAACGGTTGAACCACAGCAAACGAAAATTTGGACAGAAAAGGAGATTGCAGCTATGTCTATGGATGAATTTGATCGGTATGAAGCCGAGATAAGTGAAGCCATGCAACAAGGCAGAATTGCAAAATCATAACTATTAACTTTATAACTTAGGAGAATATCACATGGCTCAATATTTTGAACCAACAACTGATACCGATGCTAACTTTGCAAACTCCGTAAGTGGACAGGCTAATAGTTTCTTCCTACCTTCGATTTATTCTAAAAAGGTTTTAAACTTTTTCAGAAAGTCTTCGGTTGTAGAAGCTATTACTAACACCGACTATGCCGGTGAGATTTCTGCTTATGGAGACTCAGTTAAAATCATTAAAGAACCCGTAATCTCTGTTTCTGATTATACCAGAGGACAGGATACTACGCCAACAAAACTAACAGACCAAGAACTTACTTTGGTTGTTGATAGTGCTAAAGCTTTCAAATTCATCGTAGATGATATTGAAACTAAAATGTCACACGTCAACTTTAAAGAAGTAGCTTCTAGTTCTGCTGCTTATGCATTGAAAGATTCTTTTGATGCTGCTGTTATCGCTAACATGTTTAGTGGTTTATCTGCTTCTTCACCTGACCACGTGTTAGGTGCTGACAGTGCAACTGCTTTAGCTGCTAACGTATATGACGGTGCTGGTTCTGTTGACATTGGTTTAACAAGTGAAACTGACCCACTTAACCTTATGGCTAGAATGGCAAGACTACTTGACGAACAAAACGTACCTGAAGAAGGTCGTTGGTTTGTTGCTGGTCCTGATTTCTACGAGCAACTAGGACAATCAAGTTCTAAACTGCTTTCTGTAGACTTCAACGCTGGTCAAGGTTCTATAAGAAACGGTCTAGTCTCAAGTGGAAAACTCAGAGGATTTGATATGTACAAATCTAACAATATCGCTGCGACTTCAAACGCAACTGGTAAAGTGTTAGCTGGACATATTTCATCTACTGCAACTGCTCAAACTATCATTTCAACTGAAGTCCTTCGTGACCCAAGTTCATTTGGTGATATCGTTAGAGGATTGCATGTATATGGTTCTAAAGTCCTTAGAGACGAAGCACTAGTAGGTGCTTTCTACTTAATCGACTAATTGTTGAAACTCGGGGGAGTCTTCGGACTCCTCCACTTTTTAAAAGGAATTTATTATGAAAGTAAAAACAGTTGACAATATTAAAGACGGAAACAAAGCTGCTAGACGTGAAAACATGTATGGTGGTGGTAACATGAAAAACAGATATGGTATGAAACATGGCGGTAAACCTATGAACGGTGATATGCCTAAAGCTAAACCCTGTTAAGAGAATTATAAATGGCAACAACATACTTAGATTTAACTAACGAAGTTCTTAGAGAACTCAACGAAATACCTCTAACCTCTGCAAACTTTGCAAACGCTGTAGGACTTCAACAGTTTGTCAAGGATGCCATCAACAAGTCTATATTCGATATAGCAAATGAAGAACCCCAGTTACCATTTTTTGCAGTAGGCGAAAGTGGTGCAACTGACCCGTTCTACGGAAACGTGACCGTAGCAACAACAGCAGGTACTAGGTGGTACGAACTAAAAGCTAGTAGCTCAAGTGTTGCAGATGATTACGGTTCCATAGACTGGGATGATTTTTATTTAACCACGATTAACGTCAGTGGTGAATCAGCTCCTTTTATCTCGAAAGGTTTAAAGTTTTTAAACTTAGCTGATTGGAAAAGATATTATAGAGATAGTGAAAATGCAGACGATGCAAATACACAGGCATATGGTGAGCCTAAGTTTGTTATTAAATCACCTGATGCAAGGAAGTTTGGCTTAAGTCCAATACCTGATAAAGAGTACAACGTACACTTTTATGCGTTTGAAAAGCCTACAAAACTTGTAGCACACGGAGACACAGTTGTCTTTCCAGAACAATACACGAATGTCATAACTGCTAAAACAAGATATTATATTTGGCAGTTTAAAGAATCTCCACAACAAGCAGCTTTTGCTATGGATGATTATAAGAAAGCGATGAGGAATATGAAATCTAATTTGATTAATCCTACTCCTCGTGCAATGACAGACGACAGAAGATACTTTTAATTTATGGCACGTTCACAACCTTATACCGTTGCATGTACCGGTGGTTTAGTTACAGCTTCAAATCAAATTGACTTACTTAAAACACCCGGAGCTGCCACCGACCTTAGAAACTTTGAAGTCTCTATAGAAGGTGGATACAGACGTATCAATGGTTATACAAAATTAGGTGGTGATAGTGCAACGATTCCTAGTGGTAGCACAGGAACAATACATGGGGTTATACCTTATGCTGATGGAGTTATTGCTGCCATTAACAACAATATTTATTTTAGCCAAGATGGAATTACATGGTTACAAATAAATAAATTATCTGCTGGAGGTGGTGATGATTATGCTACTTTTACAGGTAAAGCAGCTTCGGTAAGAACTGGGCAAAGTCAATGTACTTTTGCAATGTTTGAAGGTGCTGGTCAAGATTACGGTAGGATAATGATAGCCGATAATTCTACTAAAGACATTTTTGTTTTTAGAATGGAAGGCACTGGAGCTTTAAATACTAGAACATTTTTTACTTCAGAAGTAAATCCTAACGGAGCTAATACTCCGGTACAATATATTACAGCACACGACCACCACTTAATTGCTGCTGGTGTAGAAGGAAACGAAACCACAGTCTACTACAGTGTACACAATAGTCCTGAAGACTTTACTGGTTCTGGAGCAGGTAGT